GCAGTTTCAACTGTAATGTCACGACCAGTAATTGGATCAGAATAATCTCCTACGTCCTCATCTTCTGCAATAGAAAGCAAATCCATGTAAACTTGTTTACCAAATTCCCAAAGACGAACACCTTTGTCTTCTTCACCACGAACAACTACAGGAGCAAATACACGCATTTTTGGTTCAAGCTTTTTAGCTAGTTGCCAATTGTCACGTTCACTTGACTTGCGAAGTCCTTGAGCAAATTCAACAATAGGATCCTTTTCATTGAAGTTACTCAAACTCATCATGGTACGATTATTGATACCATAATGCATGTAGACTTCTTTAAATGGATTTTGTTTATTAAACACAGAAGGTACAATACGTACTGAGTGTTTACCCACGGTAGGCCTCCAAATAGTTTGGCTTAGGTCCTTCTTTTGTCCTCCACGTGGATTTTGTAGAGCCGACAATCTTGATTTGATAACTGATATATCCATAATATAACTAATTTCGATAAAAATAAGACAAGAATGCTAGATAGAAAAATTAATCTTTCTAGTTAAATAGCAACTATCTTGTGGATAGTAGTATTAAGCCTTTTGAGGTCTTCTCCTTGAGTTAACAAGATAGAGTTCTTGTAGTCAGGCCAGTTAATAGGAAAAGTAGAATCTAGAACACCGTTATTTAAAGTCTTGATCAAAGTGTTCAGAGCGTTTATAGTATATAAAGTATTAGACTCTTTCTTTCTGTGGAGTAAAATTGTATTAGGCAGAATCTTAGTCTGGCCTCCTTCTATCTCAATGTTATATGTACACATATATTCTTCTGAGTCTGGGGAAGATAAAACAAAGATTTTTTTATATAGGATTGTGTACTCCCTATTTATATCTCTTAGAGTGTCTTCTACAGACTCTTTTGGAGAGAAAGTACAAAAAAGTTTATTCATAATTGATTCCGATGTTATTTCCAAAAATTCCTCTGTTTTCATAACCTTAATTTACTGTTAATAAATATTGATAATATATTAGAAAGCATAGTTTACTCCGTACTTATGTTTGACTACCATATCGTTACCTTCTAGGATCTGTTTAATCTTTTTTAGCAATGTTTTGCCATCTTCTTGACAAAAGTCAAATAAGAAAGAATCGTAGGTAATCAGGATTAGTTTAGTCTTCTTTTTACTAAGAAGTTTGTTAACCTCTAAGATCTTATATATGTTTTCTTTTGTCTCTAGATTCTGTACAATATAGTTAAATAATTTTAATTTGTTCATACCTGGAAGCTTCTTTAATATTCTGCCGGTAGGCAAAATCAAAGCTTTGTGGGCATTGTACTTCTTCCATTCCTGTTCTATGAATTGTCCTAATGCGCTAAAGAACTCTATATGTTGGTATTGCTGTTCTATGCCACCATAGAGCTGCTTAAATGTAATGGCCTTTGATTCTTTATACTGTTCATCCGTGAGCTCGGTGGTGTTGAAATACGCGCGTCCCAGGTAGTTGTGCATAGACTCTTTAGGAGGTTTAAATCCTATAAGGCCGGATATTAATCTTAAATGATACGCATCAAAGTCAAACTCTACCAAATAGTCATTTTTAGGTACAAAACATTCTCTAAAGTCTTTATCTTTAGGTATGGCTAGAAAGTTAACACTATTGAAAGAATTAGTAGGTCTAGCTGTTAAATTGTAAAGATTATAGTAAGAATAAATTGTATCTCCTAAAAGAGAATATTCTTTATGCTGGAATTGATACTTTTTATTTAGGCAGCTAAGATCAACTTTTATTCCTGCTTGTTCAACTGTTTTATATGCATCTACTAATTTGTCTTGAAGTTCTATATCCATCTCAAGTTCAAAATAGTCTTTTACCATTTGGTATAAACATTCGCATTTCTCATAGTGCTTAGAAATAGGAATGATTTCGTTTATAGTAGGTAAAATAGGATGCTTGATATAAAAGTCTCTATGGACTGGTGTATTGCACTCAAAAGAACTATATTCATTATTTTTATCTAAACAGATAAATTGTACATCAATAGAATTAGGTAGATCTAAAAAATATGAATGAGACTTCTTATCAAGAAGGTAGATCTTATTATGAGCTTGTAAAAAAGTTTCAACTAATTTAAGATCTAAACTAAATCCTTCAGAGTGATTAATTACAAAGATATATCCTTTCGTAGAATTATGATAATAAACTAAGCTTACTCTAGCTAACTTTGGATGGTAATAATCATTTGAAGTAACTACTTGAATAAATGCCTGGTCAGACATTTCTAAACGACTCAATTGTTCTTTATCTTCAATGATGAAATACATAACCTATTATTAAGTACAAATATACAAAAACTATTTGTATATAAGATAGTTTATTTACATAGTAGGTCTTGCAAATTTTGTATAGTCACCTCCAATAAATTCTACTATGCCTAAAAAGTTTTTATTTGCTGATTCTGTAAGCCTCTTATTTGTTTCAATAATACCAGGAATTATATTGTATTGAGATTTTCTTGTATTATTTAAAGGTCCAGTTAATTTCCAAAGTATTGTTGTTACCTGATATAATCTAATATCATAATCAGTATCTCCATTAACAATATCATTATATTCTTCTCTAGATATTTCAATTATATAACCTTTTTCATTTTCTTTCTTTGTAAAATATCTAGTAATATAACCCTTAGTATAATCTTCTTGTGTAGGTTGAGGGAAAAAAGATCCTGGTTGACCTTGTATTCTATTAGAAGTTACATTTGTTTTTGTAATTAATTCTTCTTGACTTTTAAAAGAAAGTTGAATATTATCTAATCCTGGTACGCCAACATAATTATTTATTTTTGTTAGTTTTTGACTTGGGCCGGTTTCTGGATTAGGTCCAGAATAAAACTCACTATCTATTGTTTCATAATATTTACCAGAATATGGAACTCCATTTAAAAAAAATTCTGCTCCATTAGTAGTAAGATTATTTATAGTCGCGTATGATGGATAGTATCTTAATGGCATATTATACGTTTATAGAGTTCCAAATATTTGCCGCATCTCTTAGTGCTTCAGCATCTACTTCTGCAGGTGGTCTATTTGGATATTTAGTTCTGACTCCAAAACCATTCCATTTTTCATACCATATTTTTGCATATGCATTAGCATCTAAAGCTGATTCGAATCCTTTTCTTTTAAAACTAGAAACTATTTGTGAAATAAAACTTTCAAAATTAATAAAAGATACAAATGCTTTACATAAATTAGTACCTCCTTCTTTAGCTACAACATATCCATTATGTAATTGAGGATTAAATTCCCAACCCCCGGACGTAATATCAAATCCTCCAAAATTATAATTAAAACCTCTAAAATTCTGCTCTATTTTTATAGTAGCTAAAATTGCTTTTGTTAAAACGTCTCCATATATAGCTTTTAATTTAGGACCTTCAACATTAGGATCTATAATAGTTCTTTGGAAAGATTGTTTTTTGCCTGTCCATCCTTTATTTAAATTTGTATCTACATAAGGATCATTACAAGTTCCTGATGTTGTTGGATACAAAACGTCTTGGGAAACTCTACTAGAATTGACTCCAAATACTCCAGTTGCGCTATCTACTTTAACAACACTTCCAGAAAATGCTGTTTTATCTTTTAGATAAATCATATTTGCTCTAACAGCAGTATTCCATTGATTATTTTCTATAGTATGAGTTAATCCTACCATAACAAAACCAACATTATTAATATAATCTTGAGGAGCTCCTGGTATTTTTCTTGTAGTATAAGTATATGGAAGTAACTGATCTGGTACTGTAAATGCTTGGCCCATTCCTAGACCTGATATACCATCTGTAGTAAAGTTAACAGACACAGGTATCATTGCTGCAGCCCTAGTTGCGTAGTCTTCATTTTTTATTAAAGACATTTTTTCTATATAATAGTTTGTAGCATGAGCTACGCTAGTTTGAGAAGGGTTTATCTTACTATAAAAATCTGATATAGTACTATTAAATTGTGCTGCTGATATTTTTAATGAATCATTATCTTTTTTACCGCTCCCTGTTATTTCTCCTCTAATAGTTACAAATCTATCTGAATATGCTGTATTCACAAATCCAAACGAATCTCCATTAGTTGATAGTGTTGCTTTATTAGATGAATTAGCATTAGCAGAAATTGCTAACATATTAGAAAGTTTACTACTAACTTCAGATTTTATTTCTAAAGATTTTGCTATAGAAAACTTACCAGACAAAGGAAGTTCTGTAGTATTACTTTTAGGAGTTACTTGCTCTTCACTAGATAGGGACGGTATAAACTGATCATCAACTATTTGAAATGTATTTGCAGCATCATTATAAGAAAGTCTAAATGCATTAAAGTTACCTAAAGATTTATTTACATCAGAAAGTATTTGTTCAATGTATGTTTTTAAGTATACACTATTAGTTCCATCTTTATAACTATATTGCTGTGCTAAGTTAACTAGGTAATCTATATTCAATAAAATATTCATTACTTTTCCTCTGTATATATTTCCTGATTCTTTTTGAGCCATTGAAGGAAATAAAAATGAGTTTAAAGCATTTGCAAAATCTGAATCTGTTTTTTCATCAAATTTTAATCTAGGAAGCGTTCCACTTAAAAAATCATCTGTTTTAGGATTAAATAAAGGAACAATTTCTTTACTGCCGCTTGTAGCTTGTATAGCTTTATTATCATTAGTTAGTATATCTTTATCAAATAGTTCTTTGTAATCTTCAAAACTACCTTCAAAAGGAATTAAACACGTCCAAGGATCTGTACTTAATTGTTTTGTATTTGTAAGACAAAAATTTAATTCCGGATTAAAATCAATATATACTAAAGGACTTTGAAATTTGCCAATTTCTTTACTATCATATATAGTACACGCGTGATTTAATATCATTAAAATTAAACCCAAAGGAATATAAACAGGATGGTTAGTAGATGTTCCTTTAATTATTTCTTGGTTTATTTGATATGGTATTACATAGGCCTTTAATAATTCTTCAAAATCAACGGGCTGTAAAAAACGTATATCTTCTTTATTTCCTAATAAATTAGTAGCAAACCCATATTTAGAATAAATTTGGAATCTTTCTAGGGGATCCATTTTTTTATCTGTGGCATAATCTGAGTCTTTTATTTTTGTACTTTTTTTATTTATTAACTCATTTATAAAAGAAGAAAATACTCCTGTTGAAAATATTTGATCTAAAAAAGTTTTATCTTTAGCAATCTCTAAAACGTATGTAGTTCTAGCTATTTCTAAATCAGGAGTTCCAGTTTTATTTATAGCTTTATTTAGTGCGTGTAATTGTATTGTTCTAAGCATTATTTCTAATGTAGACTGATAATTTAATGCTTGTTTTATTTGTACAGAAATTGCGTCTTGTTCATTTTTTTGTTCTTCTAAATCAGTAAAATTATTAACATTTTGAGATATTTGATCCCTATCTCTAAGAGTTTGTCCATATGCTGTTAATAATAAATTATTATCTTCTGTTTGTATATTTTGAAATAAACTACTATCATTAAAATCAATATTAATATCTATTTCTGTTTCTTGATTATTAGCATCTGTTGCTTTTAATTTAAATACTAAATTAAATGAATAGCTAAAATTAGGCCATGATTGTGTTTGTGAAAAATAATCTTTTCTAAAAGATAATCTACTATCTTGAAATACATCATTTTTAAATATTAATTCTATTATATCTTTTCTAGTTTTAGAATCTGATACAGTCCAAGGTATTCTTACTCTTATATAGTATTCTTTACCTAGTGCTTTTGAATTTTTATAATTTATTTGATATCTATATAATACTACATCTCCAGTTCCTTTTCCGTAAATACTCTCACCGCCAGCATTTTTATTTAATATCGGAGTTTCTTTATTAAAAATGTCTTGAAAAAAACCGAAAGTTGTATCTGGTCTATCATTTAGATTAGATAAAAAATATCTTTCTTTTAATTTAGATATATCTAAAGATATTCCAGAATAACTTTGTTTTTTATCTAAAATAAGATTTAGTCCACTAATATAATATCTACTACTTTGAGGTATAGCATAATCTAATCTGTAAAATTTTTTAGCGTCTAAAGTCTCATACTCAGTAGTACTATTTATTTTAAAATTAGTATCGTAAGGAAAAACAACTATATTATTTCCATCCTCAACTAATTTTTTTCTTAATTGAGTTTTTGCTCTTTCACTATCTACATTATTATTTGCAAATGCTATAGCTTTTAAAGAGCTTTCAGGTAAAGTAAAAAAATACTTAGCAGGAAAAACATTCGGGATTTCTAAACCTAAATCTGAAACTAAATTTGATAATATATCATTAGAAGGCGGGTCTGGTGCGAATGGATTTGTATCAACAGGTACTTGACTAGCTGCATTTGCTTTAGCAATTTCAATTAAAGTATTATTTAATTGAATTATTTCCTCCTCTAATAAATTAGGTAAAGTTCCTGAATTATTGATTTTAATAGCGTCACCCAATACTCCTAAAGCCATTAATCTCAATGTACAATCATAACCCCCATCTTGAGTATACGTAAAATTAAAATTTGTACAAATCCCTAGCATTGCATCATAGTTACCTTCTGTCTCTCTTGAATTTTTAGCTATTTTAATTTGAATGTCTTCTTTGTTTAAACCTTCTTCAAAAGGATCTATACTATATAATTCAGTAGAAATTATTTTATTTGGGTCTCTTTGATACGTGTTTTGGGGACTGGGATAATAAAAAGTATGTCCCCATTCAAGAAACATAGTAAATCCTAGTTTAAAATATAGAGCATCAATTATATCCAATTGATTTTTGTCCCAACATTTAAAATTAATTGTAGCTGCTCTTACAGAACCTAGTCTACCTTGGGTATCAATAGTAACATTAGTAATACCTGGCATTGGTTTGTAACCAAATTGTTGTACTTCACTCTTACCTAGCATTCCATAAGCTCCATCATAATCTAGACCTGATCTTAAACCATAAGAATTATTATTTAGATATTTTGATGTACCTCCAAATAAAACGTATTGTTTAGCAAGACTAGTTGGATTTGCTATATATGAACCAAATAATTGTACTGGTGATTCTATATTAGCACCTATTATATTTTTAAAATAATTTATATCTCTATAATTATTAATATTAACGGAAGAAACTAATCTTATCCAAGCACTTTTATTAGCTAGATATAAAATATTATCATTATCTCTAGAGTCTTGAGTATTTTTATTAGACCTAGTCTCTAATTGGTTTAATACCCAAGTAGGTAATTTAGTACCAATAATGTTAGATATCTTATTATCTAGTGGCATAACTATCTTATTGCGTTTATTTGTTTATATTCATTTATTATACCTGATACATCTATAGGAATTCTTAATTGGCTTCCTGGTTCTAGATATAAAGAATCTCCTGGTAAAGAATTTGCAGATGCTATTATCCACCAAAAACTTGTATCTCCATAAAAATCAAATGCTATTAGATCTAATCTATCACCTAACACTGTAATAACGTAACTATCATTATTAGATAGAGGTATATCTGGATAGATATTGTTAGAATAATATCTTTCTCCTGTATTATCTTTTGTTACTTGTATATTTTGGTATCTATAATTCATTCTATGAAGTTTGTTGATCAAATAATGATCTTATAGTAGTATCTTCGCGTTGAGTATTAATATTTCTTCTTACTGTATTTAATATATCAGGTGAAATAGTATTAGGTATGTTTCTTGATAGATTTTCAGCCTGCCTATTCTGTCTTTCTAATTGTCTTTCTTTTTTTGCTAAATTATTTTCATACGCGTTTGCATCTTCTACTATAGACTGTTCTATAAAGTTTTGAGAATTAGCTATTAGTGATGTATTATTTTGAGTAAATAATTCTTGATCGCTATTAACACTAGCTAATCTTCCGGAAAGATCAGTATTTCTAGTTATAGAAGATCTTCTAGGGAGTATATCCATAATAGGTTTAAATGATACTGATACATCCATTACTTGTGGTAGTTGAGCTATATCTCCTATTTGACTTTTTTCTAAATTAACTTCCCAAGGGTAGTTATTGTCAACAGTAATATTTACGTTTTCTAAAAATCCAGGAACTCTATAAAGATAATCTCCTATTGTAACTCTAACCACAGGAGCTCTCATTATACCTTGTTGAGGACTATAATCTGGATATACTTGACTTACTAAAGCATTTACTTTATTATATAGAGGTCTTATTTCGTCTCTTGAACCAGCAGCTACTCTAAATGAAAAACTTATACTTCTATCAAAACCTTGATATGTGTAAAAATTTTCACCTCTACCCATATATTTAAAAGCATTTAATGTTGCTGAATTATTATCAGTTATTCCAGCTATTAAAAACGCCCTAAAAAATATCGCTGTAGAATAATTAGGATCATCATTTGAAATTGCCTCAAATACAAATTTAATTATATCATCAGTACTTTCTGAATTAAATTCCCAAGGAGCTACATTATTCTTAAAAGCAAAAGGATATAATAAATTCATTTTATCTTTATAAGATCCTGCTGCAACATAAAATCTTTTATCTATTTGATTATTTCCCCATGGAACATAAGATCCGTCTAAAGCAAGACCTGTTTGATCTCTAAAGTCTTGTATTTTAGGTATAGCATTACCAAAGTTAGAATTTTGAGCTCTTAATTGATCATAGTTCATTGTTGAAAATGAACGTAGTTTAGTAGTATCTACAACTCTTTTTATAGTAGTTACACCTATACCATAAGTAGATCCAGGGCCTCCCCAATATTGGAATATAAAATTTTTATTTAGTGATATTCCTAAAGTATTTACTGTATTTATATTCCCTATTTCATTAGCATTTGCTATTTGTGCTATATTATTACTCATTTTGAGATTATTCAAAATAAGTAGTCTGTTATTTTCAGATTGATCGTTTATGTTTTGTGCATTAACTATATCGTAGTAATGTTTTTGAAAAGGATTAAAAGGCATTAAACCGTGTCTAATAGCATGTGCGCCTGTTCCAGAAGCCCCTACTTGTGCTAATGTGTTTAATCCTTTATTATAAATTCTAGTATTTTCTAAAAGTCCAGGAAGCGTTGCTGATTGACCGAAACCATACAATGTATTTCCTGTTTCTACTTTAGGATTTGATAATTGTAGGCCGATTTGTTTTTCTATAAAAGCTTTACCTCTAGGAGCATCTTCAAAGAACTTTCTAATTCTTGTTTTATCTATTTGAGTAGATAAAGTAAATGTTTGTGTTCCTATATTAAATTTAATATCTCCACCACGAATAGGATAATCTAAGTTACCAGTAGAACCTGGTCTAAAAATAGGATTAAATGTTCCTGTTGCATTAATTAGATCTGGTATAGCCGTTTGAATATAAGGTAGGCCTGATGAACCATATCCTGGTTGATCATTACCAAACCTTAAGGTCTTTAAATTAGTTTTTAGATCTATTAGTGGCATTTTATTAATTTATTATTTTCCTGTTTTACCATCAAGATTAGGAACTCTTTCTACTCTATATTCATTTTCTCTTTTACTATCCACAACATAGAAATTACCATTAATATAAATAGTTTCTTTTGTAGGTTTTGCCATACTCATATTATCTACTGGTGGTGCTGTAGTATTTGATGTAGAGTTTTTAACTTGAGAATTAGCGGCGTTTGGTCCTACTGAAACTGGTTCAAAATCAGATCCAACTGATCTTATTTGATCTGCTATATTTTTAGAACCAGATCTTAAACTTTTAATAAACGCATTATCTATTTGTCCTAATGCTATATAATCTAATGCATCAACTATTTGATATGCAGCCTCACCAATAAACTCTACAGCGTCGGCAAAAAACCCTTGTACTTTTTTTAATATTGCATTTACATATGTGGGATCAGATAACTTATTTACAAAAGCTTCTATTTTTTCAATAAGCTTAGTTTTTTCTACAAAGTCAACTATTGATTGTTTTATTTTATCTATAAAAGTAGCAATTTTTTCTTGTGTAGAAGCATTAACTAAATTTTGATATGCTTCTTCACCAATAGCAGCAGTTAATTCTTTTTGTGTTTGATATCTTTGTAAACCTAATTGAAGTTGTTTTCGTGCGTTATCAGTATCTTTAGCACCTAATAAAGAAAGAAGCTCTTGTCTTTTAAGCATTTCACCCATTTGATCACGACTCATACCAAATGCTGATGCTAAAGATTCTGCTTGTATACGATTAAGCTTTAAAAAGTCATTAGCAGATCCTACTTGTTTTGTTATTTCTGATGCTGCTGTTGCTAAATCATTATTTAAAAATGCTTCACGAGCTTTAGCTAGATTAATATCTTTACCTGTTAATAATTGTGCTTCAAACTCTTTTGATATAGAAGATTCAAAATCTAAAAATGAGTCTGCTATAGAGTCTAATTGTTTTAACTCCATACCCATAGCTTTAACAGTAACTAATGATTTAGTTAAGTTAGCTGGATATTTTGCAAATTGAAGACCTAAATAACCCCCTAGACTAGTAGCCTCTTTTAATATTTGTTTATTTTGAAGTTGAATTCCAGTAGCATCTTTTAATCCTTCAACTTGAGCTAAAACACTTTTAACTACATCTTTAGAACTTTGTCCTGTAATAGTAGACGCCTCAACTATTTCTTTTCTAGTATCTAATTCTAAGCCAGCAATGTCTTTCAACATTATATTAGTCTCAAGCTGTTCTGTAGTAAGTCTATTAACTACTCCTAATTCATTAGATAACTCTACTTGGGATAATAAAAGTTTTTTCGAATTAGTAAAAATATTACCTGAGTTAAAGGATATATTTTGAAACTCTCTATTTAAAGCTCTTGCTTCTGACGATGATAGATTTAAATCTCTACCTGCTTTTATTATTTTATCATCAACTCCAATTATTAGATCTAATACAGCAGAAAAACCGTCTATTAAACCGCCTATAAGTCCACCTACTAAAGGTATATTTCTAGCCAAACTTGATAAATTAGAAGTTAATCCTCTAACTATATTAGAAGAATCCTCTGTCATACCTGCTAAGAAATTTCCAGCTGAAGCAGCAGCGTCTCCAACTTTTGTAAGGCCTTTTTCAACAAGTTTATATGCCCCAACTACTGCACCAGTAAGTAAAATAGGATCTTTAAATGTTTCAGAAATAGCGTCTCCTATTGTTGAAGTTACAGCTTTAAATTTATTTCCAAAAGTAAGACTCTCATTTTCATCTTTGAGATCCCTAGCTTTTTCAACCATTTTTTCATACGCCTTAGTACCAAATCCTAATGTTTGAGATATTTTTCCTAAAGCCAATCCTGTAAATCCTACTTCTGATTTAATCTCTTTTTCTAATTCTAATTCCTCTTTTAAAAAATTTACATTTTCTGCAGCTACTTTATTTGATTGTAAAGCTGCGGCATAACGCATTTGATCTATATTAAAATCTTGTTCATTTTTTCTGATCTTAGTTTCTAAAATTCGTAATTCGGCACTTAAACTATCATATAATGCTGTATTTCCTTGCAACCTGGCTCTTCTTATCTCATCTTCTTTTGTTGCTCTAATACCTAAATTTTTTACATAATCTTCTGATTCTTGTTTTTGAAGATCAGACATAGATTGTTGAAGCCTATTTAATTTGATTTGAGTTAACGCTTCTTTTTCTTTACCTTTTTGAAACTCTTTTTGAATGTCTTTAGTATTAATAGACTCTTTATTAAGAGCTTTAACTTTTGCAATAGACGAGTCTCTTAAATCATTTATTTGAGATAAAAGATTTATAGATTTGTTTAATTCTTGATTAGAATTTCCTAAACCTTTTCTATAGTCTCTTATTGAAGATTCTAATTCTTTTCCTATATCTAATTGATCTTGTACCATTTATTAGTATTACCTACGAATAAATATTTACTTTTTGTTTTTTACTTTAGAAACAAATGTAGGTTCTTCTAATTTAGATTTTACAACATCCGGGATTTTGAATTTACTCATGTCAGTCTTGTTTGTAACTTGCTGACGATCTTGATTTCTGATCTCTTCTACTTTTTCTAGATAGTCGTTGATCTTTTTAAGATTAAAACGTCTTTTTGAAACGTCCATATTCCAAACCTCAGAATAGGTAAAGCCCCCACCTCCGTGATAGGTGAGCTCAAATACCTCTGTCATGAATGCGGACCTATAGTCCGCTCCCGGGAAAAAAAAATTCTGCGCTCATAGGCAGATCTACTTTTACAATCTCTCCATCAGATAGGGAGACATCTATTTTCATTATGACATCCGGAGTTATAGAAGCTATGTATTTTCGAAGTTCGATAGAATCCATGGCTAAAAGGTGTCCATCATCAATAAAATCTCTAACTGATTTAACTGAATAGTCTCCATTAATAGCTACAATCTGGTGCTTTAATCTAGTTGAAATACCTCCGGCTTCTAGACCTAGGTTCTTTTTAACACCTTTTATTTCATCATCTATTTTTTTATCGTCAACTACAGTTAGTAGTTTAAAGGTTACTGTATTTCCTGATTTAGGAAGTTTAAATTCAAACTCATTTTTATTACTAAATAAAGACCAATCTGGTTGTTTATACTCTAAATTTTGTAGGTCTGCAACTACTTTTTCTTCTTCACCCGTATTTGGGTTTTTATACATAAAAGAATAGTCTTTACCATAAGATAAGATTCTAGCCGCGATCAGTAAGCCATTCCTGTCACCCAAGGTTAGGTCTTCATAATTAATTGGTGATTTTATTAGACTCTTGAGCATCTTCTCAATGGCGAGGCCCTGGCGCAACAGGTTAACGTTTGTGAGGATGTCTTCCTCTTTAGCCGTCATATATTTCATCTCTACTTGGCCAGATGATAGCGCATTTTCTTTTGGGTATAAAAGACCTTTAGAAGGTAGGTCAATTAATTCTGTTGGTACTGTAAACTTTTGTTCAGACATAAAACGTATTTATTTATAAATATAAGAATAATTAATTTTATAAAATAAAAAAAGCCTCTAGTAATAGAGGCCTTTCTTTTAAGTATATAATTATTCTAGTAGTTAAGTACGCAATAATCCATTCCTATTGACAAAGTCAATTCAGTTGGATCAGATGTTGACCAGTCATAGTTTCCAAAAGTAGCTTCTTTAATGAAAGCACCTTTAATAATCCACTCACTTACAATATCACCTACTGGACCTAAGATAGACAAGTTAAGATCTTTCTTATAAAAGTCAGAATAACCATCACGACCAGTTACTGATTCATGGTG